CCCATTTTAAAACACGAATTATCACCGATACGTGTTTGGGCTTTAGAAAGAAATCTTATTCAAACAGGGGATGCGAAAACACAATACATCAAGCTTATGGAAGAAGCAGGTGAACTTGCTCAAAGTATCTTAAAACAAAATGAAAAAGAGTTTGTTGATGCGTTGGGTGATATGGTGGTTGTATTGACAAACCTTGCAGCAATTAAAGGATATAATCTTGAAGATTGTATTAACATGGCATACAATACAATTAAAGATAGAAAAGGTTCAATGGTGAATAACACATTTGTTAAGAATGAAAGATAAACATAAGTTTTATTTAAATATTGCAGAAAGCATAAGTAAAGCCTCATATTGTAAGCGATTACAAGTTGGGGCCATACTTGTTAAAGATGACAATATTATTTCATTTGGTTATAATGGAACACCAAAAAAGTTTGATAATGATTGTGAATGTGATGGAATTACAAAACCTGAAGTATTGCATGCAGAAAGCAATTGTATCACAAAGTGTGCATTAACAACCAATTCATCAAAAGGTTCAACCATGTATGCAACCCATTCTCCATGTATAGAATGTGCAAAACTTATTATACAATGTGAAATAAAAGAACTATATTTTAATATAGAATATAGAGATTTATCTGGAATAAACTTATTAAAGCAACACGGAATATATGTTAAACAACTTTGAAACAGCTCAAGAAGCGTTTGAGTATTTTTTTAATTACATTATGTCAAATGGTAAACAAAGCAATAATACCATTGAATTACATAATATTGGGTTTTATATCAATAAACCACTAGACAATGAAATTAACACACCATGGAGAAAATGGAATAAAGATTATGCTGAATATGAGTGGCAGTGGTATTTGTCTGGAAACAGAAATATTGATGACATTTCAAAGCGTGCAAAAATCTGGGCAACCATAGCAGATGAAAATGGTAATGTCAATTCAAACTATGGTTATCAGTGGAACAGGAATAATCAATTACAAAAAGTAATTGATATGTTAAAAAATGATAAAACAACCAGACGTGCATCAATATCTTTATATGACGGAAAAGAAATTGATGAATATGAAAAAGATACGGTATGCACTTATTCAATCAATTTTTATTATGACAATGACAAATTGAATATGTCAGTTTTAATGAGAAGTAATGATTTGGTATATGGATTTTGTAATGACCAATATTGTTTTTCAAAATTACAAGAAATGGTATGCAAAGAATTAAATGCAGAAATTGGAACCTATTATCACTTTGCTCAAAACTTCCATATATATAAAAGACATTTTGACATGAACAAATAATATGAGAATATCCACAACAATTGTATTTGAAAAATTATTAGAGAGTGATGACTTTGATAAAAGAATTGTTGTAGCTCAAGGTGGTAGTAGAAGTGGAAAAACATTCAATATCTTAATATATTGGATTTATAGATTATTAAAAGAAAATAACAAAACTTTATCAATTGTTAGAAAAACATTACCATCACTTAAAAACTCTGTATTAAAAGATTTAATTGAGGTGTTGGAAATGTTTAATATGTATGACCCAACAAAGCTACACAAACAAGAGGGTTATTATGAATTAAATGGAAATATTATAAACTGGTTCTCAGTGGATGAACCACAAAAATTACGCGGTTCAAAGCGTGATTATTTGTATTGTAATGAAGCAAACGAATTATCAATTGAAGACTGGAACCAGCTAATCTTTAGAACAACAGATAAAGTAATATTAGACTTAAACCCAAGTGAATTATCGTGTTGGGTATATGACCTTGAAAACAGGGATGATTGTTATTATTTTAAAACAACTTGGAGAGATAATCCATTTGTTGATAAAAATATTATTAAAGAACTTGAAGCACTAAAAGACAAAGATGAAAACTTATACAGGATTTATTCTTTGGGTGAAAAAGGTATTGCAACAACCCTGGTCTTTAATAAGTTTAATACAATTGAAAGAATACCACCTGAAGCAAAATTATTAGGCCGTGCTATGGACTGGGGATATAATGACCCTACAGCACTGGTTGAAGTATATATCAATGATGATATTTTGTATTTAAAGGAATTATTATATTCAAAAGGTCTTACCATACCAGATGTGATTTATAAGCTCCAGGAATTGAATATAGACAAAACAGATACGATATGGTGTGATAGTGCAAGTCCACAAAATATTGAGGAACTAAGACGAAACAAATATAATGCAAAACCAGTTAATAAACGTTCAATATTGCATGGTATTGACTTAATGAGAAGACACCATATTTTTATTACAAAAGATAGTTCAAATATATTATTTGAGTTTGGGTCTTATAAATGGAAAACAGATAAAAGCGGAATACTACTTGACGCACCAGAAGATAACCATAATCATGCGATTGATTGTGTCAGGTATGTATTAGAAAGCGAATTAAATAAAAGAAGTGGAAAAATTACAATTGTATGATAGAATTAGTTAATGGAAATGAAGTTATAAAAGTCGCAGAAGAATTAACAATTGCGATGTATCAAAAACTTGAAAAGAATAAAGATTTGTATTTAGCAGATACAATACAAATTATTAGTTTATTCACTGGACTACCAGTTAAAAAATTAAAAACATTACAACCCAAGACAATTAAATTATTGGATATGTATATCAGTTCAAAAATTAACTTTACAAAAAGTAATCAATTGATTTATACATTTATTCATAATGGTATTGAATATGGATTGGAGAAAGACTTTGGTAAAATGTCATGGGGTGCTTGGGTTGATTTGGAAGTGTATAGTGTCGGTGATGATATTACAAATAATATTAATAAAATCATGAGTGTATTATATAGACCAATTGTTAAAAAAGATGGTGCAAAATATACAATTGAAGAATACGACAGTGATACAATTGATGAGAGAGCTGAAATATTTTTAGAATTACCGATTAGCTATTGGTGGGAAATCAGCGATTTTTTTTTGCGCACCGCAAACTCATACATTACAAATATAAATCGTTCTTTGGAACTGAAGATGAAGTTGAACAATCTGATGGAGACGGGGAAGATGATATTCCCAAAATGGATGCGAGACAAGCTACCGCGAGGTTTTACTTTGAATTAACATATCTTTTAGCTAAAGAAGATATTACAAAAATAAGTGATGTTGAAAAACAAAAGCTGTATTTATGTTTAAATGTGGCTGCGGTAATTAAAGATAAAGCAGTTAAACACAATGACGAAATAAGAAAAATAAAAATGGAAAATGATAAATTATTAAACAGTTATAAATAATGGAACATTATATAAGCTTTCATAAGGTATTAGATTATCTTAAACAAGAACAACAGCAGTCTCCTAGATTAAATGATTTTGGTTATGGTGATTTGGTGTATTTTATGAATGATAGTGGAACAACCACAACATATCCATTTTTATTCGTGACCCCTATAAATATTGCTTATGCTGAAAATACAACCACATATTCATTGCAAATGATATTTGCTGATATTGTTAATACAGACTTATCAAATGAAAAAGATGTTGTGAGTGATATGAGTTTGGAAGCAAGAAGATTTTTAAGCGTTGTTAAAAGAGGATTTTTGGATGATAAAATTGATGTGGTATTACCAGCTCAAGCAACCAGCTTTTTTGAAAGGTTTAATGACCACGTTGGGGGTGTTGTGTTAAATGCGGATATTATTGTATTTGAAGATATAAATGCATGCGACCCATATCCTACACCAGCAAGTGTTGATAATTTATATGCTTGGTATGATTTACAAGATAGTTCAACCATAACTCTTAATGGTTCTAATCAAATAACTCAATTAAACGATAAATCAAATAATCAATTCAATTTAACTCCGTTCTTAAACCCACCACAATATTCAGCTATAACAACACCGAACTTGGTTGGGTATAAAGCAGTTTTTAACACAAGAACTAATGATGGACTTATTCATAATACACCAGTTAAAACTTGGACGGAAGGAACAATGTTTTTAGTTGCGGCAAGACCACAATTTAGTACTGAAAGTATAAATGTTCAGTCTGGCAGCACAAGTAATCCATTAAGTTCAACTTTAGGAATTAATACCATAACCGCAATCGCACCATTATTTAATAGTTTTGCTGGTAGACAAACAACCCCTTATTCATTATACAAGGTTAATGATGCTTTTATTACCGCAACTAGAGTATTTAGTAATACATTAAATGATTTTTCGGGTGAACAATATACATTATCTGGAACAACTATTCCATTTATACCAAATGCCGTGACGCCCTCACAACCAAATACAGATTATATTATATTAGGTGATACTGGCACGGGTGGACCTGGAAACAATAGTCCAATATTAGAGGCAATAATTTATGATAGAGCATTAACAGATAGTGAATATAACTTTGTTGTAAATTATCTTAAGAATAAATACAAATACTCAACCTGGGTTTAATGCTTCAAGAGGACTTAAATAATATTGCAAATATACTTAAAACGGAGATTGTATTACAGCTTAATACACCTCGTCAAAGTAAAGGATACTACGGAACTCCAAAACGCGGTGTAAGTCCTCCTATTGCGTCCGGTAATCTAGCAAAGAATGTTAAAGTTGAATGGGTTGGTGATATTGACCGAGGTGAATTAGCGTTGGTTGTTAAAATGCCTGATTATTGGTATTGGGTAAATTATGGTAGAAAACCAGGCAGATGGCCACCTATTGCACCGATTGATAAATGGGTAGTTCAAAAACAAGGATTTAGAGATGTCATAAGAGACCAACGTGGTAGATTTGTTTCTCGTAAAAGTTTAGTATTTTTAATAAGACGAAGCATTGGACAATACGGTTATCAAGGCACCGAGTTCTTAGATAAAGCATATGCAAATACCGCCGCAATAATTAAAGAACAATTTGGTGAAACAATGAGCAACTGGTTTTTAGGTTTGTTTGATGACGTGTAATAATAATTATAAAATAAGATGAGTTTAAATATTTTAGATACTCCACAAGATTTTCAACCCGTATA